TCCAAGTAAAAAGATGAGGATTGGATAATGATGAACTTTATTGATCCCAAGAAAGTAAAGGGACTGGGAGCAGACGAGATGGTCATGCTTTCCCAACTCGTCGAGGTGCTGAAAGGCACTGCGGAAAAGAACAAGAAGAAAGAACGATACTACGAGGGCAACATCCCGCTCAGCGAGGTCAATCTCGGCATCGCTCTGCCGGACGGCTTCAGCGGTCTCGAGATCGGCTGCGCGTGGGGCGCCAAGACGGTCGATGTGCTCGCAAGCCGCTCGATGTTTGACGGCTTCGTAACCGAGAACGGTAACGAGGTCGAAGAACTGAAACGGATAGTCAGCGCGAACAACCTTGTGGCGGAATATCCGAAAGCCTGCAGGGATGAGCTAAAGATCGGGTGCTCATTCGCAACGCTGTCAGCTGACGACAGGATCGGATGCAAGATAAGATTCCATTCAGCGAACACCGCGACAGCCATATGGGACGGCGCGCTCGGACGCATATCGTGCGGGCTTGCGATAATCGACACGGCGCCTGACAACACAGGCAGGTCATGGACGCCTTCGCTAATGAATCTGTACACGGATACAGCTATCTGGGTACTGTCAAGAAACGGTCAGCTGTGGACGGCCGAAGAGCATCCTCACAAGATGGGCAGACCGCTCATGGAGCCTTTGATTTATAATCCGACAAGTACAAAGCCGTTCGGGCAGTCACGTATCAAAGGTCCTATAAGAAAACTTATACAGGGCTACGTCAGGACTATCGCCAATGCGACCATCGGCCTTGAGTTCTCGACAACTCCGCAGAAGTATCTGCTCGGAGTCACTGATGAGCAATTTGACGCGGTCGTTAACCAGAAGTTCAGACAGTACATCGGCAACATTCTGGCGGCGACAACTAACCCGGAGACAGGCGAAAAGCCGACCTTCGGACAGCTGCAGCAGGGCAACATCAGCCCGCATGTTGAGATGCTGAGAATTCTGGCTACGCAGTTCTCGGCGGCCACAGGCCTTACTGTGACCGATACGGGAGTGGTCAATGATGCCAATCCTACAAGCTCTGATGCGATACTGGCACAGTCCCAGTCACTCGTGGGCATGGCCGGACAGCTGAACGAGAGGAACGGCGATTCGCTGAAGGCCATCGCACAGATGGCGCTTGCCATCGCGAACGATGTCTCACTCGATGAGCTGACGGATGAACAGACCAGCATCGTGGCGCACTTCAAGAACCCTGCGATGCCGTCGGTAGCGGCAACATCGGACGCGGCGATCAAGATCGCAACAGCCCGCCCTGAGTTCGCAGGCACTGACGTCTTCCTTGAGATGATAGGTTTCGATCAGGCCGACATCCGCAGGATAAAGGCACAGGAACAGAGACAGCGGGGTCTCCAGGTCTTGGATACGGTAGGCGGTGAGGATAATGGCTCGGATAACCTCTAAGTCGTGGAACAGATACATCAAGCTGCTGAAGAGTCTCAGCAACACGGCGGCGAAGAAGATGCTGACGTTCTCCGCAAGCTACGAGAGCGCATACAAGTCGGGAGTGATAACCGAACAGGAGTATCGGGAAGCACTCATCGACTATGCTTACGCTCTTGCGACAAAATACGGCGAAGGAGCGGGTGCGGCCGCGTGCGAGATGTACGATGCGATAGCAGAACTTCAGGGTGCGAACGTTCCGCCTGCGGCGCCTGCAGCTACCGCAACGATGCCCGAGACAGCAAAGACGGTCGTAGGCACGATGAAGACCGGCAGGCTCGCGACCGTGTCCGAAGCTGTCGGAAGGCTTGTCAAGCAGGCGGGCGCGGACACCACTCTGCAGAATGCCAAGCGTGACGGCGCCTATTTTGCGTGGGTCTCGCGTGGCGACACGTGCGCATACTGTATGACGCTTGCAGCGCTCGGATGGCAGAAAGCGGGGAAATTGTCTCTGCAGGGCGGACACGCTGAACACATCCATGCCAACTGTGACTGCGAGTACGTGGTCGATTTCAAGGGCGACCTTGAGGTGGAAGGTTATGATCCGGGCGAACTGAACGCGGAGATCATGGGCATGAACGACGGTGAATGGGATGCCGAGGATATCATCAGAATGTCAGGGCATAATTCAAAGGGACACGACCACAAAGCTCTGAACGAGATACGCCGCACGATCTACGCACAGCAAAAGGACAAAATCAACGCACAGAAGCGCGCCGCCTACAAGGCGCGGACAGAATCAGATGATTAGGGAGCCTCTTCGGGCTCTTTTTTCATATAGTACGGGCAACTCGTGCCCATTGAAACGAGGTTCTAACTCATACATCAGGAGGCAAAACGATGGAAGACACTGAAAAGAAAAATCAGGAAACAGAACAGGCTGAAGAGAAGACTTTCACACAGGCGGAACTCAACGCCATCGTGCAGAGGCGCTTAGGCGAAGAAAAAGCGAAGTACGAGAATTATGAGGAGCTGAAAGAGAAGGCTCACAGGCTTGATCAAATCGAAGAGGAATCCAAGTCAGAACTGCAGAAGGCTACAGAAAGGGCTGACTCGCTCACAGCAGAGCTCGAGGCCTTGAAGGCTGCCAACGCAGAACGCGAACTCAAGGACAAGGTCTCGGCGGAGACAGGTGTCCCTGCATCGCTTCTGAGAGGATCTTCAGAAGAGGATCTCAGAGCACAGGCTGCAGCTATCCAGGGATATGCGCAGACACAGCGCTCGGGATATCCAAAAGTGAAGGACGGCGGTGAAGCGAAAACGCCGACCTTAACAAAGGCCGACATCCTTTCCATCAAGAACGAGAAGGAAAGGCTCAAGGCGATAGAGGAAAACATTGAATTATTTAATTAAACGGAGGTAACAAAATGCCAAATCTCGCAATACAGGCACAGGCACAGGAAATCAATGCCGTAGCAAAGTTTGAATCTGATCTTCACAACCTGCTTGCCCTTCTTGGCAAGGAGGATGTGAATGTAGTTGCACCGGGCACAGCTTTCAAGATTTATAAGAGCTCCGGTACACTCAGTGCTGCTTCGGTAGCAGAGAAGGCGCTCATTCCAGACAGTAACATCGCTATGGATGACGGCACACTGGTTGAGATCACATTCGACAAGTATAGAAATCTCGTATCCATCGAGAAAATCGCAAAGGTCGGATATGGCACCGCTGTAGGCGGAGCAAACACTTCGCTCATCAGACAGGCCCAGGCAAAGGTAAGACAGTCAATCATCGCTGCTACCAATGCAACAGGAGTAGGCACAGCAAGCGCTGCTACATTCAAGGCAAAACTCGCAAAGGGCGCTGCTTATGTTGCTAAAAAATTTGAAGATGAAGTGTTCACACCAATCCACTTCGTAAACACTGATGATGCATACGATTATCTCGGAACTGCTGACATCACTGTACAGAATGCATTCGGAATTTCTTACATTGCGAATTTTATGGGTCTCGGCACAGTTATTCTCGATAGCAACGTAACTGCAGGAACGGTATTCTCAACAGCTTGCGAGAACCTTGATGTAGTTGCAGCAAATTGCACCATGATCGACGGTATGGAAATGACCACCGATGAGAGTGGACTGCTCGCAGTTCATGTATCTCCAAAGTATGAGAACGGCGCAATCGAGACAGTAGTATATTCCGGAATCAGGGCGCTGCCGGTATTCGCTGACAGAATCTGCAAGGTTACTACTACCGCATAGCGAGGTGACATCATGAAACAGGCGACAACGGTCGTCCCTTTCAGAGATCTTGAAGAGGGCGTTCTCAGAGAAATCGGGGACGCCTTCCTTTGCGGAGACGAAAGAGGCGAATACTTGGCGGGTCTGGGGCTTGTGCGCCTGCAGGATGCCCCGAAGGAAAAGCCGAAGAAAAAGACAACTAAGAAAAAGTGAGGTGATCGGAATGGCATACGCTGAAGTCAGCGACGTACAGGCAAGAATGAGCAGAACGCTCAGCGAGAGCGAACAGACCCTGTGCGAGGCGTTGCTTGAAGACGCGGCCGTGATGATCGATGAGGTAAAGCCCTCGGCCGACATGGACATTAAAAAGCTCGTGTCCATCCGCATGGTCATAAGGGCGGTCGGCTCGGGCGGCGACATCGGCGTGCCGATCGGAGCAACACAGGGAAGCATGTCCGCACTCGGATACTCCCAGAGCTGGACGGTCGGTTCAGGCTCAGTCGGCGAGCTGTATTTCGGCAAGTCCGAAAAGTCATTGCTCGGACTCGGCAACAGGATCGGCAGCAGAAGCCCGCTTGAGAGAATCCCCGAAAAGGAGTGTGATCTGCCATGACAGGAATCACGGTGATCCTGCATGACAGGACGCAGACAGGGACAGACCCGCTGAACGCTCCGATCTATACGGAGACGCAGACAGCGGTCGATAACGTCCTCGTGGCTCCAATGTCAGATGAGGAAATGCTGGAAACATACAATCTCACAGGCAGACGGGCGAGGTATCAGCTCGGCATCCCGAAAAGCGACACGCACGACTGGTCTGCAGGCAAGAAGGTCACGTTCTTTGGGAAGGACTGGCGAATTATCGGATATCCGACGCAGGGCATCGACAAGCTGATCCCGCTCTCGTGGAACATGAAAGTGAGGGTCGAGGATTATGAGCAAGGTTAAATTCAAACTGAACCATGCAGGCGTCAAACAGCTCCTGCAGTCATCTGAAGCGCAGTCGGTGGTATCGGCCTACGCTTCACAGAGGATGGGCAGGCTTGGTGCAGGATACGAGACGGAGACCTTTGTCGGCTTCGACCGTGCCCACGCAGTCATAAAGCCTGCAACGCACGAAGCAAGGCGCGACACGTTCGAAAACAACTCCCTGCTCAAGGCGATTGGAGGCGGCTAATGATAGCAAAGACTTTGATAGATTTTCTTTCGGATGAGCTTGATGTCTTTGTCGGCATGGAGTCGCCTGCGCAGACGGCAGACTATGTCATCATCGATCAGACGGGAAGCTCATTCAGCAACCGCATAAAAACGACCACGTTCGCCATCCAGTCATACGGAGCAACGCTTTATGACGCGATGGTCCTGAACGATTCCGTCCACGAAGCGATGGACAGGTTCACGGAACACCCATCAGTGGCGGGCGTGCATCTTGAAACAGATTATAACTTTACGGACACGGCCACAAAGCAGTACCGCTGGCAGGCCGTGTACCAGATTACACATTATTAGGAGGCATAAATGGCACACGGAAATGTTGCAAATGTCAGCGCCGGAAAGCCGGCGATAGGCGGGGCCGTCTTCTGGGCACCGCTCGGAACCACGCTTCCGACAGATGCTGTGTCACAGCTTGATGCGGCATTCAAGAGTCTCGGATACTGCAGTGAGGACGGAGCGACAAACTCGAATGCTCCTTCGACATCCGATATCAAGGCATGGGGCGGTGACCCTGTCCTGACCACTCAGGACGAGAAGCCGGACAGATGGCAGGTCAAACTGATCGAAGCGCTGAACGAGAACGTCCTTAAAGCCGTGTACGGCTCAGACCACGTCACAGGAACGCTCGCAGCAGGCCTGACGGTCGAAGTCGATTCGAGCGAAGCCGAGGAAGGTGTCTGGGTCATCGACATGATTCTGAGGGGCGATGTAGCACACAGAATCGTCATCCCGAGAGGCAAGATCACCGACCTCGAAGACATCAACTATGTTGACAACGACGTGATCGGCTACGGCATCACGATCACCGCATTCCCTGACTCTGCAGGAAAGACTCATCGAAAATACTACAAATCAGCTTAAT